CATAGATGTCGATTTGTCCATTTTTGGGTCCTCCACAATCCAAGACTCAAGCAGAGTATTAGAAGTACTGATGTTATCGTCATGATTTATATCGGTATTATTTTGTTTGTTATACTCGAAGAACTTACGTGCAATCTTCTTAATAGTATCTTTACTAAAGTATACGTGAAATGGGTTACCCATCTCATCTTTTCTTAGGATTAGTTGTTGAGGTACCATAGCTGGTCCTGTTACAATCATTTCATCGTCAGATGAGAATGCGAATGTCCCGGGGTATCTCCAATAGTCATTAGAACTTGACGCCACTTGACCTGCACGACCTGACGCTCTACCTTTTGACATTATGACAGTTTCTCTACCGTCTTTGTAAACTTCTAGTTCTTCCCAGTAATGATTGCAATTCACGCCGCCTTTAAAATCAAAAATACTGTAGGCTTGACCTCTGTGTCTAAATCCTGTGTTAATTCTAGAATTCATTTCATTAATTTCATCTCTAGTATACAGTTTATTCATTCTAACCATAGCTTTACAGAAGTTCCTCTGTGCTGCTAGACTACCTGCGTATCTATACTTTGTCTCTGGCTCGTTATCTAGGCCCTGTCGACCTAAAATATCTAAGGCACCTATTCCTTTAACATAGTCACCGATGTTCTCAAAGCTAGTCTTAGATGTATCTACGTAGATAGCCTTTTCGTAATCTACAGTCTCACCTAGTTCTTCAGCCATTTCTATTACCATTGCCCATGCTTTTTCTTGGTCAAATTCTTGCATTACTTCGTCATGGTTTTCACAAGGCATGTAGTAAATAACTCCTGCCTCTTCATGTTCGTGATAACCTTCACATCCCATTTCTTTTGCTACTGCTAACGCCTCTTCTATAGTATCATAAGCCTCTTTGCCATCTATTTGCTTTAACTTCTGATTTTGTATTGGCACACAGTTAGGTACTTTTTTACCGTTTTTGTTTTTCATACCAATTGCCTCATAACCAGGCCAACATGCATCTTCTAAGTCAAAGCAGTCTTCACAGTCAAATGAACTGTAACAGATAGCTGCAGCTTGATCGTCGTCATAGCCTTCGCCTTTTAAGACTGGTATACATCTAGAAATAAACTCATTTTCTGATTCTCCTGATTTAGGTTCTACAAACTTCTCTTCACTAAAAGCTAAAAAGTCTATACCGATTGCTGGTTTATCTACAAAAGACATAACATCAACACCTAAGTCGTCAAAGTCTGTGTTATCCCAATCTATTAAAAGTTCTACTATTTTCTTCATAATGTATATATTTTACAACCTTGCTAGGTCATTAATTTTTGCGTCAGCCTCTTGTTGTGATGTCATTTCTTCTGCAACAACATACGCTCTTATAGTCGGCGCTGCTGCTCCAGGTCCTACAGAGTCTGGACCTACTTGGTTATCAATATCTGCATCAGTTGCTGCAGTGGCTAGTCCTGCAGTAGGATCAAATGTAGGTACGGTTGGTCTACTAGGTGTACTACCACCGCCTCCACCGCCAGTACCTGGTGTTTTAGTTTTTACAATAGCTGCAACGTTAGCAAGACCACCTGCAACTGCTACACCGGCTGCAATAGCCGCTCGTATAGGCGAGGTAGGATCTCCTGGTATTAACTGTGAGGTATAGGCTTTCTGCGCACCTAAGTATGTGTCAATGGTTGTGGCTGCTATAGCAGCAGCTTTACCAGCAGTTGTATTCTCACCAACTAGTTGACTTATAGCACCTAAGGCTTGGCTAGCTACTTGTAGGTTAGCATCACTAACCTGCTTTTGCATCATTTTCTCAAAATCAGCTTCTGATTTCTTAAGTACTTTAACTTTACCGCTATAAAACTCTCTTACTTTTTGTTTTTCTTCTTCTGTAGCCTTTAATCTATCTAATTCTTCTAGATCTCTAAGTTGTGCGGCTTCTAACTCGGCCTGTGCTCTTGCAAACTCATTCTCTATGTCTTCTAGCTCCATTTCAGCCAGTTTATCTCTAATAGTCTGCTTTCTTTCTACTTCTTCTCTCTCCAGCTCTGCAGTAATACGTTGTGCATCTAATCTACGTGTTTCTAACGCAGTTTCTGCATCTATTCTAGTAGCAACTGCTTCTGCTAGTGATGTTTCTAGTTCTTCTCGCTTTTCGTAGTTACTTTCTTGTGAAATTTGTAATCTTAGGTTTGCCTCTTCTAATCTGGCCTGTTTTGCTAAGTTTTCTGCTAGTTTTACCTGTGCTTCACCTAAAGCCTCTAGTGCAGTCTTTCTTTCTTCGTAAGTTCTGTTAGTATCTTCAGCTATTTTCTGCTGAGTCTCCATTTCTTTATTAAGTAGTGCATTATCTACAATTAGGGCCTGTTGTGCATCTCTAATACCTCTAAATTGATCTACTAGTAATGACGCTACTTCTACAGCCTCTTTAACTTCTGCAACTACTGTCTTACCAAACTCAATAACAGACTCTGTAGCAGCTGACACTTTATCCGTAATATCTTCTACTCCAAGTACTACTTTACCTACGGCATCTGTAGCTACTTTACCAGCTGCACTAAACTGACCTTTAAATAGTAATGAGATAGCCTCACCAAGCTTAGGGACTAGTTCTAAGAGACCTTCGAACCTGTTAATGATATTCTCTTTAACGAGATTCATAAATGACGTCAGCGCTTCCTTAGGCGACGTAAAGGCCCATACTATCTTTTCACCTAATGATGCAAAGAAATCCATAACTTTACCAGTTATGATACCTAGAGCTTCCATGGCTATTGCTAGCTTACGGCTACCCTCTTCAGAATTCTTAAAGTATGCAAATAGTGATGTAAGTGCGATTAACAGAGCTCCAAGTCCTGTAGCTGCAATTGCACCTTTTAGTCCTTTAAAGCCTGCGGTTGCACCCTTGATGCCTGCTTTCATATCTGCGAAAGCCTGCTTACCTTTTGCAAGTATTGAGTTTTCTTCTGCTACCTTCTTGGTTTCTTTACCAAGATTCTTCATCTCTTTCTGTAGTTCTTCTACAGATTTGACTTCTTTCTCAATACCATCAATGGTAAATGTAATTTTAACTTCTTGTTCTGCCATATCTACTTAGAAATATAATTGTTGTCCATTTTGAATTAGCGTAATAGGTTTGCCGTATTTATAGGCGCTACCACGCTGTTTCATTTTTCTTGTTGGTAATCTAAAGTTTAACCAATAGAGACCGTCTTGCCATACACCGCCAAATCTTGCATTGGCTCTACTATTCATTCTATCCACAGGCTTTGCCATGTTAACAGTAATTGGAGATCTAGTATTATCCCAGTCTTTACCGTCTGGATGCGTACTGTAATATGCATCCCATGGTCCCAGTCGCTTCATCTCTGTTAATAAGTAGATAATATGCTCTGGGTCGTAAACACCCCAGATACATGCGTCTATATCTGGAGTGTCCCAATCACCTGTAATACCACCAAAGATTGTGAGATCGTAATCTCTCCAATCTAATTCCATAATGGCGGCTATCTGTTTCTGGAATTCTTCATCTCCTAATCTCATTAGATCTGTGCTACAAAGATGTAAGGATTAGTACCGATTAGTTGTATTGATCCTGAGAATCCATTTGTATTAGGACAGAAACATCCATCAAACGGTCTTCTTAATGCATTATTGAAACTAGTTGCACTATAGTACCAGTCTGATTGGCCACAAGTATTATTTTGATCCATAGGAACTAAAGTACCTGGTGAAGTTCCATATTGTAATTGTAATGAAGCCCAATCGCCATCATAACAGTAGTAACCATCAGTAGGCTCTGCTGGTGAATTACCAGAGTTAACTCTAACCATTACTACATCAATACTATCTCCAACAGTTTCACCTTGACATAAACCACCTACGTAGTATTCTCTAATGTATGAGATGTCACCTGAAGGAATAACTACTTGACAACTTACTAATTGTGAACCACTATTTGTACAACCAACATTATCTGTAATTGTAAATGAATATGTAGCTGATGCTAAGCCAGTTCTTGTAAAGTTAGTACTACCATCAGTCCATAAGATTGTATAAGGTGCGGTACCGCCCGCAGCTGTAATAGTTACGGCTCCATCAGAAGTATTACAATCGGTAGGCTCAGTTACTGTTGCACTAGATGTAAGTTCTGTTGCAGTAGATTGTGGTATAGTTATCTGCTGGCTGTCTGTTCTACCCTGGTTATCTACTACAGTAATAGTATAAGTACCAGGAGTTTGATTATCTATTAGTCCAGGATTAATGTTAAATGTACCACTATCACCTGAGGTACTTGACCAAGCAACTGGGAAGTTAACTGGTGTACTAAATACATAAGTAATTTGACCGTTAGCTCCATTGAAACATGTAGGACCTTGTGGTGTTGTAGTATAATTTAGAGCATCCGTAGCTTGTGGTACTGGTTTGTAATCTATTAGTTTTATTAACTGTACTTTTACAGGACCTGTAACACCTATTTGTGCATCGTTAATCTTTTCTGGTCTATAGTATGCACCATCTACAAATACAATATCATCAAATGAAAAGTTTTGTAGGTCTACATTGTTTAGTGTAAAATGTGCGGTTACTCTTCTAGCTCTAGTATTATAGAGTGATTGTATGTAACCAGACCAATATGTTGTGTATAAGTCAAAGTCAGTTACTAGTCCGTTTAGGCCAGTAACCTGTGTACCCCAATAGGGTATATCGACATTCCAGTTTAAGACCTGTGTGTCCTGGTCCATTGGCCATTCATTATATTGACTTACTAGTGGGTATGTTGTAAAGGCTGAAGCAGCTCCTGCTAAGTACCAATGATATGATGTGTTACCTACTGGTTGTAGACCATTATAGAATAGTAGTCTACTTTTAGGTTTAATAGGATTATTCTCTCCATCATTCTTTACAACTAATTGTGGTATAATAAATTCTGATGTATTAGGCGCACTTTCTATTTGTGCAAGAGGAGTTGGCGCCCATGTGGTTTCTATCTTTCTAGTACCTTTTAGTAGTTCGTTACCTGAGTCAAACTCTAAGTAGCCGAATACATTCTTGTAGGCTTGTGTATGGTATATGTTAATCCAATCACCATCATCTTTATGTGTAAAATCTATTTGATCTGACTGTGTGTTAAATAGAGGCTCTATTACAAAGTCTTTATCTCTAATTAGTTTACTAGACCAGTCATAGAGCTCACCAGATGCGATGTAGTTAATGAACGGTTCAATTATGAAGTTCTTACCATCTGCAGGATCCGGTGCCATTACGAGCCTAAATGTGGTTAGTATATCTTTAATAAAATCTATCTGCTTATACTCACAGTCTAGTGAAGCATTAGGTAATGAATTACCCGGTGCAGAGACTACATCAAATTCTTTATTTCTAAATACTGATTGTTCTATTATGCCAGGGTTAGCTGTTTCACCATAGATTCTAACCTTATCTCCAAGGCCTAATGTTATGACACCCTGTACTGAAATAGTAGTACCTCCACCTGAACCGAAAGCACCAATGCTAGTATCTGTGTATGGTCCATAAGTTCCAGTAGCTATATCATAGTCTGCTGTTTGTATTTTAAGTCTACCAGAGATATTAGAAAATGGTGGCGATTGTCCACCTTGACCAGCATAGAATGATTGTGCTCTAATAATATAATTACCTTGCACCGGTGCAACATAGTAACTAAAGCTAGAGCCTCCGTATTGGTAGTTTTTACCATCTGGAGTATTAGTATTACCTGAACTAGGATCACTTACTGCTTCTGCAATTAGCAATGGCTCATCACCACCTTCATCATTAGAATCAGTAGCTGATACTATATTTGTAGAGTTAGAATTTAGATTAAGTCCAATTGAAGCTTCATTACCAAATGCACTTAGGTAAACTTGTTTAAAGAATGCAGAGTCTAAGAATGTAGAAGTAAATGTATAGCCTGTATTCTCAAAGATTTTACCGAAACATTTTCGGGCTCTAATCATTGGCTTCATTCTCTCTACTTCTAGTGCATTACTATTGGATGTAAAGTTAGAACCTGTACCGCCAACAGCTACTCTAGTTTGTTCAGCATTACCGTTCTCATCATACGTGTTACCAAAGTCTATTAGAGGATATAAAACATCTCCATTAATTAGACCGGCTGTTAGACTACCCTCTGGGTACGCTAACCAACTTGCCTCTATGTTAGTGTTGTTTACCACATGACTTAACTCTGGCATATTTAGGCTACACATAGTAGCATCACCAATAGCAGATGAGAAGTCTCTAGTCTCTCCTAAGAAAATTATCTCATAGTCTATTTTATCTTGCGCGCCATTAATAAAGATACGTTGTAGTCTAATGTGACCCTGTCTAAACTCAGCACCATCTACAATGATCTCTGCTGGTTTCTTTACAGTAACATCATAGTCAACGCCATCAATTAGGAACGCGTGATTAAAAAACTCATTATTAGCACTAGTCGCGGGTACTCTAAATGTTCTAGAAAATACTGACTTAGCCTCAGCGTTAGTAATATCTTCTACACTTAGGTTTAGCTTGATCGGCTCAGTCTCATAGAGATCTAACCAATGTTGACTAGACTTATTTTGATCATCATATACTTTAAGTTGAATCATATTATCCTCTTTGTGATTTTAGATTATTAGCTAATTTAAACTTAATTTCGTATTGGAATAGTTTGTCTTTTCTGTAAGACTTCTCAGTCCATGACGCACTTGTAACATTACAGCCAAAGAAGTAGGAATCGTAACCTGCAGGCGCACTGTTACCCAGACGTACTCTAACATCTGGTGAGTTAAATAGACCTTCTAAGTAGTCTGCCTCTGCATCTGACATATAGCCAGTAGATGCTGTAAACTGCTCTTTGATTTCTTGTGAGTAAGTGGTATACCCTCTTGCACCAGAACTAGTGGCGTAATTAGTAGCATTATAGTCTATAGTATTAGCCAAGTAGTTATTGGCCTTTCTGTTAGTTGATCTTACATTCTTTTTAGTAAATGTGTAGTAGTCTCTAAAGCCAAATGAGTTTAACCAAGAGAACTGTATGTGATCGTAGTCTAGACACCCTGATTGTGGGAATACTGCACCACGATCAAAAATTCTATACATTTGTACATAGTGTAAGGATTCATCAGTGTAACCAGTATTAGTCGATATACAAGTAGCAGGGTTATACGCTACTGTCTGTACAAAGTAGTATGACACTAGAGGATCTAATGTAAAATTAGCAGTAGCTACTGGTGTAGTGTAGTAGTTAAAGTTTGATAAGTTTTGTGGACCGAAACCTCCTGTAATTATTGCAGTGTTATTACTTGGCTGTGTACCATCTCCATAGTTAACGTTAGGTCCACCGCCATTTGCTACAATGTTAGGTATTACCACTTCGTCTATACTAGTGCCATCAGATTCATAACTACTGATTCTAAAACCTTCTATACCCTGTGCTTGAGAAGCAGGTGTAGGTAAGCCTCTGTAAATAGGGTTAAAGTAACTCACAGTGTGTAAGTCAGAAGCGTATACATCATGGATGTTGATTCTAGTATTAACTCCAATAGAGCTTGGGTAATCAGTATTACCTGTAGGTATGTAGTTAACCAGATCACTACCTAAGATAAAAATATCATTCTCATCAGAGAGTGGTCGACCATTACCGAATATGTTAGTACAAGCAGGTGTAGTGCCTGATACGCCTTGAATACTGCCTTGGTATTGACCCTCTGCCCATGTTAGATCGTACCATGGCTTCTTGCCACCGATTACATTATAGGGTCCTAGGCTGACAGGCTTAAGATCTACTACACCTGCAGTTTCATCACCAATACGTAGAATGTATTGTTCTACCTCTTGTATTGATTGTTGTAGGTTAGCAGGTGACACACTCCCTAAGCCTAATTGTTCTGTATCAACAGGTGAAGGGTGTACGTAAGTCTGTAAGATATTTTGTATATCAAAGATCGCATTACCTTGTGTATTAGCTGTCTGTCTAATATCTGCTAAAACGGTGCCACCTAGTGTTTGTACTTGTAGCACAAACTTGTCAGCTCCACTAGTTAGAGTAGTTAGAGTAACTGGGTTAGGTCCATACGCTAGATTATAGTCGCCAGGAGATTGTGATAGTGTTACTGTTGTTGCCATAGTTAAAAGTCTTGTGTTAATTGTTGAGCTACTCCATCTGCTACCGCTGTTGCGATTGCGTCTACATCAAAGAAGCTTTGTGGCTTTAAGCCCATCTTATATATTTGTTTTCTTGCACCGAAGCTTAGACCACCTCCGATCATAGTGTAATCACCGCTAAATCCGAATCGTCTACCTGCAGTAGGTTGTGGTACACCAAATGCTGGCACCTCACGCGCTGGGGCGTTCTGCATGCCATCTACTCCATAGTTCTGAAAGATACCATAGTATAACATTTCAATGGCCAGAGAGTCATCTTGGATAACTGCCTTAATAGATTGTCTTAGTGCGCCAGAGTCTATCGGAGCTCCCTCTTTTACCTGGTCTACTAGTCGGCCACCTATTTGTGTAAGTATCGGACTAAGGTTTGACATAGTCTCACCGAAGTCACCGAGTGCTGATTCGAATTGGTCTACTGTCATGTTGTTCTAGTTATTGTTAGGAATTGTAGTTGAGGTATGAAAGGCGGTGTGTTCATGTTTATGCCACTAGGTGTAGCACCTCTTAGTACTACCGGTTCACTTTGAATTGGTGCATTAGTATTATTTGTAAACGTACTCTTACCTTTAAGCGTTGCAACTCCTGGTGCTGTTGGTAGCGGGTATGCTGTAGTGTCTAGAGTATAGACTCCAAGCGAGCTTGGGTTTTGTGATAATTCTGGTAAGAATGTAGTACCACTAAATGCATCTGCTGACCAGTCGACTGTTACTAGTATTTCATAGCTAACTGTTTCGCCTGGTTGTGCAATTAGACTACGTCTTAGTAGTGGTAGTCCTGGCGGATCATATAGAGTAATATTAGCACCTTCGTATTCGGCAACATCATCTAAGTTCCAAATAGTATTTGTAGTCCATAAGGTATCACCATTAGGTACGTATAACTGCTCTATTAGATTGTTAGAGTGCATTGCCATGTAGGCAATCTCTTGCATTGGTGCCTTAGAGTCTGCTGCAAGTTCCATATTATACCCGTTGTTATCGGTATATGAAATACCTGACTCTTTACTACCACTTGCACAATACGCAGGTCTTTCTAGGCCAAAGACAAAACACTTTTTTGAATATGATTCCATTGGCCCGTTATCTCCAGTCTCTATACCGATAACTAGATTATTCTGTGCAGCTAAGTCTCCTATAAAGCTATGCATTGTTCTAGCAGGATTATCATCCATAGCAGTCTCAGGTGCAAAGAAGGTAGCTGACTGATGGAACCCTAAGATACTACCAGTACCTCCAACATTGTAAGTCTCTGTTACACTACCTGCCATGTTAGAGCAATCTACAAAATACCAT